CATTTAAAGGAGAACGAAGATGAATATATGGAATGAAAATTATATTGTTAAAATTGCAGTAAAAATTGATGATTGCGATACAGAAGAACAAGCAATTGAGATTATCGAAAAGAAATTAGAAACAGGAGAAATTAATTTAAACAGAATGGAATTTTTTATAGAGGAGATATATAAGAACGAAACTTGAACCACATCAAGTAAACAATTATAATCAATCACGATTGGGTGGTTTGTTTACTGATGTGCTTTCACTCCTTATGTTATTTGAAAGTATGTCATTTCCCCCTAACAGATCACTCAATCACCTTTTTGGAGAAAAAATGGAAAATCAATATATAAAATTTACATATGATACTAACAAAGATCATTTAAATAATTTTGAACGTTGGTATTGTAACGAAAACCATAACAGAGGCGTGTCTGGAGAATTAATTTTAAACTACAAAACAGCAAAGGCTAGTTTTGAGGAAGTTTATGGAAAATTAATAATCAAAAACAACGAAGTTTAATAAATGTTATTTACTATCTGTGTTATCTTTTTTATCGTTATTTTTCTTGCTGAGGACGGGAACGACAGAAACAGTATCGACTGACTCATCAGTAATTTCAACATCAACAGTTTGACCGAGGAGTTGTTTAAGTCTTTTCTCTACTTCTTCTCGGCTCATTTGATCTACCAGGCCATATTTAATTTCTTTGCGATCTACAATTAAACCACCCATTTTTAACAAAGAATTTTGTGCTGTAATTGCAGCGTTAAAAGATCCATGTTCTAAGGCTTTGTCTCTAATATCATATAAATCTTGAACTGCCCTATCATAATTTAATTCATACTTCTTCTTCACCTCATTCATCAAATAGTTGTATTCGCTTCGGACCAGAGGGTTCATCATAAGTTTGTTTGCTGCTTGGCGAGGATCTTTATAACCAGATTTAGTTGCAGCGTCTACAAAAGACATTCTAGGGTTATTAACAGAATGCCATATAAACAGATGCTGTCTGCGATTAAGGCGTTTATCTAGGTTGCAATATTCAATGGGAGGCTCATCTACAGCTTCTATAATAGGATTATATTCCAAATCATCATCAAGCTGTGTTGTTTTTTGTGTCATTACTTGTAATTGTAAGGTAGTAACAAGAGTTTGTGCAAATTGTTTTGTAGATCCACCATCCCAGTAGCTATGTTTTGGGAAGCTGCTGGGGACCAGATATTAATACTAGACCACCCTACTAAACCCTATAGTATTACTTTCAAAATTTTAGAACTTTAATCCCGTCCCGTCAAGCTATAATCTATTAAATTATACAGTTATCTTTATTCTCTCTGACAAAAATAAAAAAAATAAAATAATTGACAAAGCCTTTAACAGAAGGGGATACAGACGTCATGCATTTATGACAAAAATAAGACAATATTAATTTTTCGGAGTATCTGGATCAAATTTAACATCAAAATCAGGAACAAAAGTAACCATTTCTGATTGATCTATGTAGTTAGACAGTATCTCATTTACATATCCTACGCTCATATCTTCGTTATCTGTGGAGTCTAATATAACGGAGAAAGCATAAGACATGAGAGTTAGGCTTGTGTTAAGTTTACTTTCTCCTCTAAGCTCAAAACTATTAAGCATACTATCGCAAGAGTCTATAATTTCACTAATGCTAGGTTTTCCTTTTTTTTTGTTAATGTCTACTATTTTTAAAGTCATGTCTCATCATATTAAATAATGAGAAGATTGTCTTTAATAAATCAATTACTTTTTAGAAATTCACAAAACTCTTGCCAACCTTCAACTCTTTGTGATAAGCGTTTATTTTCTTCTGCCAGGTCTTTAAGTTCTTTCATTCTTTCAAAAACTTCATTTTTTTTCTCTAAATTCTTATAAAACTTTCCTACTTGTATGATTTCTTGCCAAGTTCCGTCATTTTTTATGCAATTAGCCCTATGCGATACAACTAAAATATTCTCTTTCAAATAGCGTTTATTGTTATCAATGCGTTCTAATGTAGGTGAGTTAAATTTATTTTCATGCCCATGAGCCATTTTTATTCCCAAAACAGGGCATATATTATTTTTAGGCCATACAGCATAAATATCTTCAGCTTTAAGAGTGCAGGGCGACCAACCTCTTTTTAACGATCTATACCTAGCACCAGAAATTAATTTACTTGCCCAATAACTTGCTAAAGTTCTTTTCTTTTTGTTGTAGCAAGATCGACACTCCCATCTAAAAGGCGGTGCTTTTTTTAGTATTTTTCTATCTGGAAAATTAATTGAGTTTAATTCTTTTTTTAGTTTGCAGACCTTACACTTTCTTCGTGCTTTTTTTAAATGTTCTTTAATCAATGTAGCTGCTCCCCATACTTAATTGCAAAAGCTAGTCTAATCCAATCATTATGTTTAAGCACATCTCTCATTTCTTTAATAGACAAAGCAGTTAAATCTATCTTATAAATCTCACTAAAACTATTCAATAAATTATCAGCTATATCCATGTGGCCAGACCCTTTTAAACTTTCTTTAAACTGTAACACCATTTTTTTCTCCTATATTATAAAAAGCAAGGGGTTACCAACTTGACCCCCTTGAAGTCAGCAACTATCTCTTGGACATACGGAGAGTTAGTAAAAGATAGTGTTGGGTTTTTGAAGATCAATTTTAATAAATATTTTGAACTTCACTCTCTCTTTCTTGCTTAATTCTTTTGCAATCATACAAAGGATCTGAAGGTTTATAACCTGTAAACTCTTCAAAATACTTTGCGTAATTTAACGCAAGTTCTTTTTCATCCTCGAAACCATCATCAATTGCACAATCAAAGGCATCTTGAGTGTCCAAGTATAGTTGTCCTGATTTAGACATATTAACCTCTCTTTTTAGTTATCATACTTTAAGTAGACATTTTATAGAAAATGTATGTATAATGCAAATGGAGGATTGATATGAACTTAGAAAACAAAGATAACATCATCAATGATGATAAATTAAATTATCTTATGGCCGATATGCAAAAGCTTATGCTAGAGATAGCCCATGAGATTTCAAAAAAAGGAGAAAAAGATGACGAAAATAAAACTGCCTGAATTGCTAGAGCAAGAAGAACACAAGGAGGTCGGAGATGCGATTTACTTTCCTAATATGGAGCATAACTTTTATCATATGTCGCCTGGTGTTTCTTCCTCAACCATCAGACGCTTTGGACAAAGCCAATTACATGCGTTACATGAAACAATTGAGGATAGTCATGCTCTTAGATTTGGGACAGCAGCCCACGCTTTAGTTGTTGAGGGAGAAAAAGAGTTTAACGAAACAGTTGCTTGTATAGTTGGATCTCCATATACAAATGCAAATAAGTCTTTAAAACAAGATTATCAATCAAGGGGGTTGACAGTAATATCTAGCGCAGACAGAGATAAAATATATGCTATGAAACGATCTTTGTTATTAGAAGGCCAAAAATTATTAAACCCAGACGATAACGAATACCCAAGCGATTTTACATCTCCTTACGAGGTAGCTATATTTTGGGAAGAAGACGGAGTTCTTTTAAAAGTCAAGTCAGATGTTATAAGGCATCCTGTAGACTCTCCATACTCACCAAAAACAATAAGTGTTATTGATTACAAAACTACACAAGATTGTTCCATAAAAGGATTTACTTCGTCTGTTAAGAAATATCAATATGACTTACAGGCTTCTTGGTATCAAAGAGGTTATGAAAAAGCTGGTTTTAAAGTAGAAAACTTTATTTTTGTTGCTCAAGAAAAAAAAGAACCTTTTGCAAGTAAGATTTTTCTTATGAAAGCAGAGGATCTAACTTCTGGTTGGGCTCATTTAAGCAAAATGGTTGAAGAGTACAAGAACGTATTAAACGGACAAGAAGCATCCGTTTACAATTCACCCAATACTGTGGAGATAAATTTAAATGACGATTAAAGCAAATTTTCCACCATTTGATGAAGAAGACATGCAAATAAACCACCCCCCTCATTACAACGAAGGTGGTGTTGAGTGTATTGATTATATTAAACAACAGCTAGGATCTAATTTTACTTCTTATTTAGAAGGTTCAATAATTAAATATATTCATAGGTATAAGTACAAGAACTCTAATATAGAAGACCTTAAAAAAGCATCTTGGTATCTAGATTTTTTAATAAAACATTATGAAGAACTGTGATGAATATATTTTGTTATATTTTAACTGGGTTTATAGCAATTATCCTAATAGTTAGTCTTTTTATAATATTAACTTTGTGGTTGATTGTAGACAACGATGGATTTTTAGATGATTAAAGTTTTAGATGTATGTTCGGGAATCGGTGGATTTTCATTAGGATTAGAGGCAACAAAATCTTTTGAAACTGTAGCTTTTTGCGAGGTGGATGAATTTTGTTGTAAAGTATTAAATAAACATTGGCCTAATACACCA